GAGATTTCTCCGTCAACATAAGCTTTAGTAGCAGCGTGTAAATTAGCAGTAGGAGCACCACTGAGCGTAATCGCTCCAGTCATTGTTCCGCCAGCAAGGGCAAGCTTCTTATCAAGCTCTACTTTTGTTTTTTGTCCCAATTGGGTAAGTAAGGTAGACATAATTAATTATATATTTTCTATGTTAGTATTGTATGTGAGAGTTTAGAAATAGTATTACAGACCAAGAAAACTTTTGTCAAGATTCACGCAGTTAAAAGATCACCTGCTTCTGTTGTCAAATTGTCACCTAGTTCCGTAAGTAGTTTAGTAGCAGGTGTTAAGACAGCACCGAAAGATAATATTTTCCAGTCGCTTCCGTTATCAACAGCTAGACAAGGATTGCCATCATCCCCATCAGATACATAGATAACTGTGCCACTAGCACTCGCATCAGGCAGTGTACTTGTTGTATAAGACCCTAGTTCAAAGAGTTGTGATATAGATAGATCACCTGATATAGTACCTCCAGATGTGTTAAGCTTGGTGTCTAGTTGAGTCTTAACCTTCTGTCCAAGCTGTGTAAGTAATGTACTCATGGTCCTGTTAAAGCATCTACAAAGTCATCATAATCACCGACTTCTGCTTCTCTTGCATCAAGGAAGTAAGGTAAAGAGTTCCAGGCAGTAGTACCGTCTCCTATCTTTATTCTGTTTCTTTCAGAGTCCAATTCAATTCCTATCTCACCTTCCAGCAAGACAGGATTAGCAGTAGACCACTCAGTATCAGTTCCTCTTCGTAATTGTATTCTTTTAGTAAAATTAGGCACTTGCTCCTCCTCCGTCAAAAATGTCTTCTTCTTGTACTACAGCACCACCTCCGTCTAAAGTAACGAAGAATGGATCACTCTCTAAAGATTCAACCTGTGTTTCTAATGTCTCTGTTTTTTCTTTGTTGTCTGTAGCTACAGCACCAGCAGACGCAGCGATAGTACGCTGTTGAAAGGTCAAAGGGTGAATACGAACTACAGGTCTTCTAGGCATCTGTTAACACTTCCACCGTCTAAGGGCTAAAGCTTTTCTAGTAGGTCTGCCTTTGGAATCTTTCATTGGTCCTTTGACTCCTGACATTCTAGCACAGAAAGACTTCTTTCTAGGACCACCACCAGGTTGAGGAGCTTTTAAGTTAGAACCTGTAGCCCTGTTATACTTAGCCCTGCCCTTAGCTGTGAGACCACCCTTACGAGACTTCTCACCTCTACCTAGAGATAGTGATACACTCCTAGCCATCCTACTTCTTTTTAGGAAACCCACGCTTCATGTTACTGTAAGCTTTAGGGGATATAGTTGATTTATTTTTGCTGCGGCTAATGCCTAGCTTTCTTCTTCTGTTTATGTTTGCGTATAGTCCTTTTTTCATCTTTTCATTAACATCTCCATTAGACGATCTAGTTTAGTATTAATTTCTTTTACACTTGTTTCAAGACCACTCATACGGTTCTCAACCGCAGTATCTCTTTCACTTTGAGCAGCTAACTCCACCTCTATCTTGGTCAGTCTTTTTTCATCCTCATCTAACCTGTCTGTAAGTTTTTTAATCATCCAACCTATAACAGCTAGAATAACACCAAGAGCAGTATCAAGAAAGTGGGAGAGTTGTTCGGTCATTGTGTTATAACTACTTTTAAGAATTTAGATGCCCAAGTTACTATTCCAAAAGCCCCTGTAGACCAAGAACCAAAACCTGAAGAACCCACTGTAACTGTTATTTGATTATCACTATTAAAAGCTATAAAACAACCGTAATCTCTTCTGTAAATATTTACATGTTCTTGATTAGCCCCTGCACTACTAGTTGCATAGTAAGCGTTAATAATTAAATCTTTAGTTCCTAAGTTGTGAGTAAAACTATAAGAAGTATTGTTAGCACTTACAGAAGTCCAAGAACTCGAATAAGTTGTAGCACTGCCACTACTAGCGGCTGTAATCAATCCTTTACCATTTACTGTGATACTAGCATTAGTAAAAGAACCTACATTACTATTAACAGTAGCAAGAGTCAGAGCAGTATCACCTGTAACATCTCCTGTGTGTTCTGCATTAGTAACCTTAGCTGTGTTAGCAGTAACAGCAGAGTTATTAGCTACTTCAGTATCAAAGTCTGTAATGTTAGAAGCAGTGTGAGTATGTGAAGCAGCAGCGAAGTCGCTTGTATCAGATGCAGCAGCTGTACCTAATGTAGGTTTGTTAAGAATGAAAGCATCACTATTTGTATCTGCCTCAGTCCAATCAGCTTGTACATTATCTTCTCCACCAGCAGTCCCATTAGAAGCTGCTGTAATTCTTCCTTGTTGGTCTACTGTTATATTAGCATTAGTATAAGCAGCAGGAGTAACAGCAGTGTGTGCAAGTTTATCAGCAGTAACTGCATCATCAGCAATGTTAGCTGTATCTATTGGACCACCTGCAACACCTGTAGCTAGAGTAGCAGCAATCTCAGCATCAACATAAGACTTATTAGTTGCATCCGTGGAAGCAGAAGGAGTACCTAGACCTGTAATCTTATTACTTCCCATTGCTAACTCACCACTCATAGAGTCTCCAGTCTTATTGACTTGGTCAGCATCTCCAGCATCCACATAAGTTTTATTGGTTAAGTCATTACCTGTAGAAGGAGTAGCAGAGGAAGTAACTTTATTACTGCCCATGCCTAGATCACCTGTCATTGTATCCCCTGCCTTAGCTACCTTCAAAGCGTCACCAGCAATCCTGGCAGTCTCTTCAGCATCTACATCTGCAATTCTAGCTGTTCTTTCAGTAGTAATCTCAGTGTCCACATAGTTCTTAGTGGCAGCATCCTGTGCAGCAGTAGGATCAGCTAGGTCAACTATCTTAGCTAAGTCAGCTTCAAAGTTACCAGCAGAGTTCTTAGTCATTACATTCTTACCGCTGCCTTCCTCAATCTCTTCGTTAAGATATAGGTTATGCAAGTAAGCACGGTCTAGTTCTACTTCAGTAAGTACACTACCGTTTTCAAAATCTACTAATGCTGTTTCAGATGCACTGTCTCTTTTAATTCTTATCCTGTCTCCAGTAGCTGGTGCAGTAACAAATATGATAGCTTTAGATGGAGAAGTCTGTATGGTGTAGTCATCAACTATTGTCTTAGTAACAAAAGCACCGCCTGATACGCTGGCTTGATCTACTTGTACTACAATGTGAGAGTCATCAAGATAAGGAAAAGAGAAAGCAAAAGAGGTAGTCGTATTGTCCCCTGTGTAGTCTACGAATGTATTAGCCATAGTAATCTATTATTAATTTGTTTGTGATAAAAGTTCAAGCACTTAGTCAGCGAGTTGCATTTGAGGGTTAGCATCTAGTAGTTCGTCTAAGTCGTAATCTTCAAAAATATCTTTAAAGGATTTAGGCGAACCTGTGGAAAAATCAGCTCTTTCCTCAGTCATGTCTACCTTCTGTCTTAAAGTAACACTTGGTCCATATTTTTCGTACTCTGGAGTTCCTTCCTTATTTTTATCAGAAGTATGTAAGAACTCATCTAACCATACAGTACCGTCTTGATTATCTTTATTATCAATAATTCTGTATACGGTTTCGTTATAAGCCTCACCTAATGTTTCGTTAAGAATAGCTATAGCTTCATTACTAACAGATAAAGGGTCTGAACTTCTATCCCTTCGCCTAGAACCTTCTTCATATAATTCTTTCCACCAAGATTGTTGTATTAAGTTATTAACAGTATCCTTAACCCCTGTCTTTCTAAGCTCCAAAGCAAAACGATAATGTAAAGACATTCCTGTATTATCGACAAACTTATACATATCTATACCTGTATCAGAACCGAATGAGGTAGGTTTATCTTTTAGCTGCCCTCGTCCTTCTATATCCTTTGAATATATATCATCGAATGCTGTTCTTTCTAATTCAGTATCTGGGGCAAAACGAAAAAATGTTTGTAATAAATTCTTCTGCGATGGCATGTCTTCACCGAAATGATCTACCTTTTTATTACCTGTTTTATTGTAACCAATCATTCGGTATAACATACGGTCTTCTATAGTACCGCCTTTAAGTTCATCTATATCCCCATCTCCGAAATAAATTTCTAATAGTTTACGCATTTGAGCAGGTACTAAACCAAACGACGCACCCCAATCAGAAAGCACGCCTTTCATCATATCGTCATCTCCACTAAGCACCCGCTCTGCTGACTTCAAACCACCAGCAACAGGTACTTCTTTACCCATCTCGACTAAGGAGCGTAAAGCTACATTAAACGATGTTTGATTCTTTTGTAACAAAGGTCTACCTGTATCATCCTCTTCTTCCTTTAACATATCAACCATAGCTAAATCAGCTCCTATAGCAAAGGGTCCAGATATTGGTAGAAACTCTTTATATTGCCATCCTAATATACTATTAGGTTTAGCCTTTGGGTTCTTGTGTGTAAACTTTTCCCTTTGTTCTTTAGTCATCCAGGATAGTGTACCTACTGATAAACCCATAAGAGCTGTTATATATCCAGCAGCCATCATCCCTGATCCCCATAGTGTGTCAGTAATAGCGTCTCTGTGATATGCTATCCTTCTACCTTTCAACTCTCTAATCTTCTGTTCGTACTCCTCGTTAGCCTTAACTAACCTAGCTCTTCGTTCTGGTGTTTGGTCTGGATGCTCAATATGTTTTCTATTTTTATCTATGATTCTTTCAAAGTAATTAATCTTACGGTTATACGGATTTCCGACTGCTTGTGAAGCTGGAATAAAAGGCAAAGAAACTCTCGTAGTCCTTCCAGCACCTCTAGCAACAACCGTAACAATAGGCATAAGTAAGTGCATCAAAGCTCCGCTAGCAGGGTTGTCTTTGTTTTGTCTAATTTTCTTAGCCATATCCAAAACTAAATCTGCAAACGGTCTAGCTATTTCCCTGTGGTCTAATTCGGCTACATTAGAATCAAATAGTAGTTCTTTATTAATAGTGTCTGTTGCTGTGGCATTAATACCTTCATCACTTAGCACATCTATACCGTTATCCTTAGTCCATTTCGAATCGTATAATTGGGCTGCGTATTCGGCTGCTTTCGTAGGATCATTAGGATAAGTATCATACGCTATCTTCCATTGTTCAGACATAATCTCAGCCCTAGACAGCTGTCTTCTAAACACTTCATCTATAGGCATTATACCTCTTAACGGTAGTCTATATATTTCAGTGAACATCCTACCTACAGGCAAGTGGGCTAATATAGAAGCAACACCGCCTTTTCTAATCCCTTCACCTCTAAGCCTTTTGTCCCTAGCTTGCTTCCGAGATAATTCATATAATTTAACAGGGTCTTCAAGAAAGCCTCTTTCCCTAGTAAATTTGTTACGACCCGCCCCTCCAGTGGCACTTTCTAAATCTTTAGCAGTTCTCATAACA